GCATGAAAGGGATGCTACCAGTAGACTGACTGCCGTTAGCAGTAGAAACACCATTACTTCTAACATCACCCCAATATCCGCCCAAGCCTCCACCTCCACTTGCCAGCCATATGTTCTCATCATAGTGATCAGATAGGCCACGCCTTGAGTCAGGAACATAATTGAGAAAACAGCTAATAGGGAGGCCACGAGTGGTTCCCCCGTTACTAAGTAGAGGAGTGCTAAAACCGAACCAACTCTTGCTTGCGTAGTTGTAAAGTCGCTGTGCAAGATCGTAGTCAGTAGCCCCTTGATACGTTGCACCATAGACGGACGCTCTGGCAAAGGCTTCTTGGGCATGTGTCTCATCTCCCCACAAGTATCTGTCCTTCAGTGTCTCTAGTGAGAACACACTAAGGTCTTCATCTCTGTCGTAGTCAATCTGGATACCTAGGTAATCCTGTAATCCTGTCTTATTTGTCACCCGGATGCTCCAGCAAATAGTTCATAAATCTCTCTTCGTACCACCTAGCTTTACGTAGGTCTTCTATAGGTTTGCCTTTGTATCTACAGCGCCACTGGTACTTCATAGCATTACCACGTAGATATCCAATGTACTCATCATGTGTAAGCATACCTTGGATAGCATCAATGCACTCCATACCTCCAGTGTTGTAATGCTCTGGTCGGTTTACTGCGTCGTAGCTCTTAACCATAGCTTCCTCAGAGAACACTGGGTGTTCATTGGGTGCGTTGTCATCGTCATAGATACGGTTCCAAGCCTCAGCTATGCTAGCTTTACTGTTGCGCAGTCTATCCCATTCCTCTGGTGTTGCGTTATCAATACTCATCCCATTCATCTCCATTTGTTTCTTCTTCAAACTGGTGCAGCCTGTTGATAAACTTATCCTCAAACCTGTCCAGCAGTTCTTCAGCGGATATGTCTAATGCCTCTAGTATATCATCAGCATCGTACCGCTTCAATACTCTCTCCTTAATCTCATCCATTGTTAGTGACATGATCTACATACTCATCAACTGTGTAAAACTCAAAGCCTTCCTTGTGACACCACTGCCCCATCGTAATCTTAGAACCCTTCCTGACCTTCTTGTTTGGGTCTGACAGGACAAAGATTAACTTGATGGGCTGGATACTATCACGTATCGCTGTGTACTTCTGGGTGTCTCCTGCTCTAAAGAAACCCTTGGTTTCTATGTAGTCTCCTGTCTTCTTATCTACAAAGTCTGGCTTGTACTTCCTGTGCATAACGTAGGGTACATCATATGGCTCATACAAGTACCTACGTTTAGGTGCTGTCTGTGCAAAGCGTTTCTCTAGCCCAGACCTGTAGATACTCTGCTTACGTGATCTCTTGGACTTTAGGCTCATGTACCACCTCCGTTAAGAACCTTGGCCCGCTTGAGTACAGAAAAGTACGCAGTTCTGGATAACATGAATGCTTGTACTGACAGTAGGAACAGTTTGCGGGTAATCGCATATTTCCACTTTTGCCATCCGCCAATGGTTCTGCGCATACTGGTGGTATCTCCTCTGCCTCTACGAGCTTTTTTACGTGACGTATCCTTTCGGCAATGTCACCTTTGATGGTGTTGTACACAGGCGCTTCTGTGTCCTCTAGGTCGTACTTCAGGTACGTTAGATGACCATTGGACTTGTCCATGACCAACCATCCGAACTTAGTCTCACCTTCTGAGTAGGCGTATGCCTTCAACTGGTCAACGTAACCAAAAGGATCTTCGTAGGCTATAGCGCCTCTCTTGAACTTCCTGAAGCCGTAGGTGCTTGCAGACTTGATATCAGTCACAATACCATCTATGCGACAGTCCATGTGTCCAGTGATTCCCTCTACCTGACATACCTTCTGCTCATCAGTGATCGTGTGACCTGATAGGCGACACAAGAACAAGAGCATTTCCTCAATCAGGTGTCCGTACATGAACTTCACATACGTGTGCCCTTGGATCTCCTCTCCTGCGCTTGTGTCGTTGTAGTGATGCCATAGGTATCTATCGTCTCTGCCTATGTTTGACAGGCGTAGCTTACGTCCATCACGTGGTGCATCAGGCATAAACTCAGTACGCATTAGCTGTTTAACGGCTTCTCCGAACTTGTCAATCTCTGCCTCAACGTCCACTGACTCATCAGCAGACTTTGTGGTCATCAGTTCGTAGATGTCATCAACAACTGTGTTAACTGTTTTCATTGAAATGTCCGTCCAGTATTTCTGTAGCGACAGGGTGTTGAATGTAGAACCACTCGCCCTTACGTTCATGTGACTGCGCTAGAAGCTCGTGTGCGGCCTTCTCAGCGGTGCGTCGATCATCAGTATCATATGCCTTGATTAGCTCATAGTCTCTGTAGGGAGAGCTAGTCTGATACTGCTTGAGCCTATCCTCTGCGTCTACAGCCATCCCTATTTTACACCAACCGGGAAATGCTGGGTTGACTATAATGTATACCTGCCCCTCCTTCATTGTCTCGTAGGCTCCCAAGGCGCTAAAGGCAGCGTCCCCTAGAGTCTTGTACCGTCCGGGCTTGTGCAGCGGATGGAACTTAGAGATTTCCTTACCATTTACCCACATTCTACGGGCATCTCTAGCTTTTACAGCGTCAGGATTGTCCTTGTAGTACATAGGCTTGCCAGTTTTTGCATTAATCTTAGTGTGTGTCTGCCCAGCTTGTTCCAATTTGATACTCCCCTGCAAGTTTGCAGTTTAGGTTAAAGTGTATACCTGCTGCCTCTAGACAAGAGACTGCAAGCCGCCCGAACTTCTCTGCTTGTGATGCTGGGACTTCGGTCTGGACTTCATCGTGGATGTTACCTACGATCTTATAATCCATACCCCATAGTATAGCATACTTATCCAGAGTAATCAAGGCTTGTTTCATAACTAATGCACCGGCACTCTGCAATAGAGTATTCAATGCTGCGTGTTCAGAGCGAATCCAGAGTCTCCTGCCGTCTAGTCCATTGATCCAACCCTGTGCTGCTTCTTGAGCAACTCGTCCTTTAAGAGTTGCAAATGATGGGAGATTAGACATAAATCGCTCTCTAAGAAGTCTACCAGCACCTGCGCCTCCTCCTGCCACTGTACCAAGTTTAGCATCTCCAGCGCCGTACAGGAGTGCGTAGATGAAAGTTTTAGCCTGATCTCTTGATTCAAGTCCTGCAAGGTTTTGGTTAGCTGTGTGGATGTCTCCGTTAATGATTTCATTTGTATAGTCCTCATCATTCATGTAGTGAGCTAGCATCCGTAGCTCTAGACCACTAGCATCAAAACCCACAAGTTTGTGTCCTTCAGGGACAGTCCAGCAGCGTCGGCACTCCTCTCCATAGGGCGCTCGTGATGCTGGTACTTGCGCTAGATTAGGCTTGGCGTGTGTCATCCTGCCGGTTACTGCACCGTTAGTGTTGACCTGACCATGCACACGTCCTGTGTCCTCATCTACTGCGTCTATCCATGACTGCACTTGTGCTATGCGTTTCTGCACCATCAGGTACTCTGAGATCAGAGAAGCCTGTGGGATGCCGGTGATACCTGATAGCACCTTCTCGTCTACAATTGCCTGTCCAGTTTCTGTGAACTTACAGGGCTTCCATCCATAGTGTTGTAAATATCTGCCAATCTGCTGTCTAGACCCCAAGTTAAACTCAGGGTAGTCTACTCTAGAAAAAGGGCCACCCACGATCTCCCAAGAGTCTCCCAAGAACTTTAAACCTACGACAGAGATGGCTCCATCCTTTTTTACTTTTGGCTGTATCTCCTTTACAAATGTTGGTAGTGGTCTGAAAGCCTCCTGTACGGCATCCTCCAGATCGTATAGCTTCTCTCGTAGCGTAGCGACTAACTCAATAGCTCTACGTGTGTCAAGTAGCCATCCGTTTCGTACCTGTTGCTGTGTGATGTCCTGTACGTCATGCTCTAGCTCCACCGACTGGTCACTAAAGTGTCTTAGATCCCACTCCAGCTTCTTGTACAGTGCTGCTGTTACTTCTACGTCACGGCGGCAATACTGCACCATCTCTGGAGACAACTGCGACCAATCACTGTGGTCTCCCTTGGAGAAGTTCAGTCTCTCACCCCAAGCTCTTAGAGAGTGACCACCGTCTAGCTGTGGATTCGCTAGGCGTGACATGACCAATGTGTCCTTCACACGCTCTTTGCTTATGTCAATGTCCCACAGACGCTTCAGGACAGGTATATCGTAACCCAGTAGATTGTGACCTACTACGTCATCATGCCCTCTTAGAGCGTACTCTAGGGACTCTGCATCGTAATGCTCCTGTAGTTCACCGTCCTGCATGGTGACTACCACCCACACTTTAGTGGGCTTCAGACCATTAGTCTCTGCATCTAAAAAGATGGGACTAGAGGCCATTTGCTTCCTCCTGTGGCTTTGCTGTTTCCATCATCCTGCCAGTGACCTTCTCGTACTTCAGCCAGCAGCAGGCACCTGTGAGTCCAGCGTAACGATTCTTCAGGACACGCACTGTGGTTGTATTGCGCTTCTCCTCATTATCGTTCTGCTGATCTCTCTCCAACCCAATAACCATGTCAGACAACTGTGCAATGGACTGAGAGCCTCGTAGCTCACTCAGGCTGATCTGCCCTCCGTCCTCGTGTGCTTTGCCCTGTGTGCGCTTCAGGTGAGACACGAGGAAGAGTCCAATGCCTAGCTCCTGCACCAATGATCGTAGCTTCGTCATGATAGCGTCGATAGCTTTACGCTCGTCACCATTCTCCTGCGCTGATACGACAATGGATAAGTGGTCTAGAATGATCCACTTGCAGTCTAACGCTTTTGCCATGTAGCGCACGCGAGCCAACAGATTGTCTTCGCTTGTGCTGCCCCAGTGGTCAAACAGGTAGTACCGCCCAGTGCCCATAGTCTGCTCCCAGAATGGGAAGGCAGCATCAGGGTCTAGATCCTCCTCTAGGTGCAGGGGACAGTCTGCCGCTATTGACATGATGCCAAGAGCAGTTCGAGCTATGTCCTCCTCCAACGCTAGGATGCCTATGTTATCCTCAGTGGCATTGAGCAGGTAATACTCTAGCTCCCGCACCATCTGACTCTTGCCCATACCTGAGCCTGACGTGATCGTCACTAGCTCGTAGGGTCTGAATCCTTTGGTGTGGCTATTGAGTCCCTGCCACGGGTATGGTATGCTCTGCACCTTGATCTTGCTGGTGAGTGCTTCCCATGTATCGCTACCGCTGATAATGCCGTCAGGCTGATAGACCTTGGCGTCCCACCATGCACTGGTGAAGTCCTTGATCTTATTAGCCTGTAGCATGTCACTAGCGTCCTTCATAGGCAGCTTGACAATCTTCAGCTTGTTAGGGCTGAATAAGTCCTTGACATCCTCTACAGCCTGCTTACCGGCCTTGTCGTTATCGAAGCACACCACGATGTTGTCGTAGCCCTCTAGCCACTCCAGCTGCTCTTTGATTTCCTTAGCAGCCGCAGATGCACCAGAGCGCAACGAAACAACATCATAGTTATTGCCTACCATCTCAGACACAGACAGGCAGTCCAGCTCACCCTCAGTTATTGTTAGGTACTTACCTCGACCCTTGCACACCTGCTGACCGAACAATCCGACACCCTCAGTGCTGCCAGTGACAAAGAAGTCTTTGTTTTTCACTAGGCGTACTTTAGTGCCCTTGACATCGTCGGTATCACAAGCGTAGTACGGATATATGTGCTTGGATATTTTACCCTGAGAGTCATACTCAACTGTCACACCGTACTTCTTGCACGTGTTCTGGCTGATACGTCTATCAGGAATATCTGCTATGACTCCTGTCAACTCTAGCTTCCTCCGCAATGGCGTTGGTTCTACCGTGGGTTTGCCATCAGGCTTGCCTACAGCGTGACAGGAGAAACAATAGCTCCCGCCGTCACTGTAGACAGCCTTGGCGTCAGAGGAGCCGCACTGATCGCACGACTCATGACCTATGAACTTAGAGTGCTGCGTCAACACCAGCGGCACCCATCTCTAACACACGCACACCATCCATGTATACCGGCACACCATACACAGGGTGTTCGTCACCGTACTTGTACGAGAGGCGTACCTTAGACCCTGACGGGATGTCACCAGTGAATGGTTGACCTTCTGCGTCTATCACAGTCACCGGATAGCGTGTTGCAAACTTTCGCTGCATGATTGCATCGTTCCCATCACCATATGACTTTAGTCGCACACCCTTGTTTGACAATTCATTAGCTGATTCATCGTCTAGAGTCAACGTCAGAGTGTAGCGACCTGTGTCTTTACCCTCGAAGACCTCAGTAGACTTTAACCAGATGAATTGTGCTTTGCCTTCAATTACCGCCATTTATCGTTCTCCTGTATTTAGCGATTGAACAGTTATTTATAATGAATTTATCGTTCATTACCATAGTAGTATACCATACTTTTCCTATAATGCAAGCTCCTCCTGTATAAAATTGTAGTCTCCGTACTCTTCTGACTCCTCTGGTCTGTATAGTGCCTCATTGCTGTGTTGGGCACAAATGCCACACAAGTCCAGAAACTCCCCAGTTACTTTGTCTTTTCTAGATAGCTCGTGGTTCTCTAGTATTATATTGCACGCCTTGCATCGCATTAGTGTAGCTCCTCTCGTGAAAAGAATTCATCGTGTATTGCCTGCACTTCAGACAATGCTCTATCCTCTAAGTCTCGTGTCATGTGGCTGGCTGCCATTGCAAGCAATTCCTGCACACTACAGACATTCAATTTATAGTCTACCAAGTCTCTTATCATACGGTCTATAGGGTCTAGTTCGTTAGGGTCTGTCACGTCTACATCGTAGCTGTATGAGTCACTCACGCTGCTATCTCCTGTTGATTGAAAAACTCTAGGCTGGCATTAGTCCAGCGCATGTCGATTATATCAGCCTTGCTTGCGTAGTACAAGTGGTAGGCTTCCACGGAACACTCACGCTTGTATTCGTCGGGCATACACTGTGGCGGTTGTGTGTGGTGTACATTCCACGGCATACCCTCTGGAGGCTCTCTGAGCGCATCACGGCACTTTTGTATGGTCAGGTGTGTCTTGTTGTATCGTTTCGTATACTCGTCGCCTAGGGCCATCATGTGATCGTACAGCCAGCGATAGTTGCTGGTGCACTCTCTAGCCCATACAGTGCTGGGATGGTTCTTGTGTGTGCTTTTGTACACTGCACGATCACTATCGTACTCATGGTGAGCCGTAGAGAGCATTTGTGCGCTCTCTAGGATCATTTTTACTACGTGCTTGTCGCACTGCTGTTGTGCTGCCCGTGTTGGGCATTTGTCCAAATAGAATATGTTCACGCCTCAAAAGCTCCTGTTATGTCTGTGTCTATCAAGTCTGCCAGTTCTTGCTCTGCTGTGTCAAGTATGTCATGGGCATATCGTCTGGCCTCATGTTCTGACGTAGCAGACACGATCATCTCCACAGTTACCACATACTCTACCGGCTCGCTATCGTCTGCCTTGTGTAGCTCGTGAATTGCTCTAGCATCCGCACGTTCTCGTGCTGTGTCGATGTCGCCTATGATGGCGCTACCTAGTGTCTCGAATAAATCCATGGTCTATTGCTCCTGTTCTTCGTTGTCTTCGTCTTCAATCCAAAAGTTAACCCTGCCCAGTCTGGTGCCATACATGTCCACATCATGCACACTGGCATTGTGATTCACTGGGCACTTGTCTAGCCACTGCCAGAATTCGTCGCTGTATAAATCCATTGTCTCACGCTCCTGTTGTTATGCGTTGTTGATATTCTCTATCAGTTCCTCGATCTCGTCAACATGGTGTCGCAATATCTGCCAATCGTCTGCGTCTCGCATTACTGGGAAATCCATCACCATGCTTTTTTTGATCTTCTCTAGTTCGCGTACAATCTGGTGCAGGCATACGCCCTCTACTGCACTCATGTTCCTATGCTCCTATAATTAGTCCTATTGTGAAACCCCAGATCCACCAAAGGCATCCTTTCCAGAATGGTAGATCCTGCGATGTCTCTAGTTCGTCGCTAGTATGCTCTAGTTCATCTGCCATGTCTAGAATCCTCTATTTTTAATTCTGTTGATCCGTCGGTGCTGATCTGCTATACACTTTTGGAAGTATTCAACCTCTAGAGGCGAAGGGTCTACCTTGTCCGCTAGTGTTTGCTCTAGACCATACAGCACTGCCAGTTCAATATCAATAGCATTGTGCATATATTGTTTTTCCTTTTCGCTTGTTCTCATGGCTACACCTCACCGACTAAGTTGTGCAGTTCTTCCTGTGGCACTTGCTCCACTGGTGACGTGACACCAGTTAACCACTTGTTGATGTGTTTGCTGGTAGTCACCGACCATTTCTTCTCTGTGCGTATGTAGCGACCAGATGGCAGCAGTGCAGCCACTGGTGTCTCGTAGCTGAAGAATACCACAGCGCCGCACATCAGGCTGAGTTCTGTCTGGTTTGATCCGTATTGGCGTAGTTTCATTGTCGTTCTCTCTCTGTTGTTTTACGTAGTGTAATCACTGGAGCCTGCTGCTGTCAACAACAACAACAAGCTCGCATGATGCACTGGTGTTACTTGGGCAACCATGCTGACAGTATCTCGTCTATCTGCTGCTGTGGTGCGTTCTCCTCTAACATCACCAAAAGCTCGTCTCGTGCTTCTATAGGCATGTTCGCTAGTGCTTCTCTTGTTTGTTGTAGTGTCATTGTGTCCGTCCTGTCTGTGTTGTTGTTGGCGTTCATTATATGGGTATCTGTAAATCCGTCAAGCACATTTGTTTCTATCGAATCCCAGGTCTTGATAGGTAGAATCAATTGGACTGTGGTTACTGGGGTGTGCTAGAGGCTCCTACTCTGGCCCACACTCTTGCCCTCTTGTCAACTCTTTTTATCTCTTGACATCTCGTGTTATCTATGGTTGCGCCCTAGGGTCACTCAGGTTTTTCTCCTGTTGTCAAGTGTTGACACGAGGCCAATTGTGTGCTAGGCAGATTCTTTTGTTGACATGAGAGCCGGGGTATGCTAGAGGGGACGGGGGCAGGGCTGGTGTCTGTTGTAAATCTATAGTAGGCACTCCTGTACATCAAAAGTAAAATTAGAAAAAACTAGGAAAAGCAAGTGTTTACTAACATACCTAACCTCTTGAATACTAAAGAAAACTTCCGTGCCTTAAAATAACACATAAAAGGACTTGACAAACACAGAAAAATATGCTATAATGATATAGTATTCTTTAGAAAAGCTAGAAGGTAAAATACACATATGGATATTGATAAAATGAGCGATAGCTCATCTGTTGAGCCACCTAAGCGTAAACGAGGGAGACCTAAGAAAACAGATGTAGTCTCTAAATCTAAAGGATCTAGAGGTGTTAGAGGTAGACCTAAAGGTGACGCAAGTATTATCAATGAATACAAAGCACGTATGTTGGCTTCACCTAAGTCACGTAAGGTATTAGATGCTATCTTCGATGCTGCTCTAGACGATGAACATAAGAATCAAGCGGCTGCATGGAAGCTAGTGATGGATCGTATGTTACCTCTAAGCTACTTTGAGAAAGATAGTGCTGGAGGTAGATCTGCGGTGTCTATAACTATCTCTGGTATAGGTGCGGGGTCTGTAGAGACTGATGTATCTAAAGAACCTATAGAAGGCGAATATACAGATGTTTAAGTATTTCAGTAGGGATGAGTTTGTGTGTCAAGCCACAGGCGAGAATGAAATTGATAATGAACTGATCTTTGCTTTAGATGAGCTTAGAGAACACTGTGGTTTTCCTTTTGTAATCACAAGTGGCTATAGATCCCCTGACCATCCTATTGAATTAAGAAAGAAAACTCCCGGTACACATGCACAAGGTATAGCTGCGGACATAGCTGTATCCTCTGGTTTACAAAGGTACACTATAGTAAAGAATGCTATTAAGTTAGGCTTTACTGGTATTGGTGTAGCCGGAGGCTTTGTGCATGTAGACATTAGGGCTACTGATACACCTGTAATGTGGACATATAGTTAATGGCTAAGAAAAGCAAACAGCCTGAGTTTCTTGACAGGATAGAGAATCCAGAGAAGTATCCTGTTATACAAAATGAGGATGGTTCTATCTCTACACATGAGATGTCTGCTGAGGTAGACGAAGAAGGTAATTGGTTTGTGTTTCCTAATATTGTTATGCTAGAGACAGGTGAGTTGTATAGATTTAAAGACCCTATGCAAGCTAGAGCATACAACATGAAAACAGGTAACTTCTTGCCTATGACATCTAAAAAAGAAGCTATAGACTATGCCAAAGGCGGCTACAAGACACCTAAGTTTATTGAGTTTGGTGAAAACTACGGGAAAGTACGTTAGTGAACACTAACAGAGAATACCTAAAGACCTTAGCACAACAAGAAGATCTAAACTGGGATGGAGATCCTGATTTGGATGCTGAGTATGAGTGTGAGGAAGAAAAAGATTTAGATGATTTAGTGGTCAAGTGGTTCTATGACTGAGCTAAACATACAACTGCTTGATTGGCAGAAGAAGGTCTGGGCTGACAGTACTAGATTTAAGATTGTAGCTGCTGGTAGACGTACAGGTAAGTCCAGACTAGCAGCATGGATGTTGATTGTAAATGCTC